ATTCATTGCCTGTATGAATGCTTGAACATCAGGATTATTAATAAAAGCCTCCCATAAACGGTTAAGACCGGCACTTATAGCATCAAGCATTCCGCCGACATCATCCCACCAGCCGAAAGCCTTACCTACTTCATACACGACCACGATTAAGGCAGCGATTGCAGCGGCTATTGCAAGTATCGGCCATAATGCTGCATTTTCTGCTATGGCTAAACCACCGAAACTAACAGCAGCTCCATCAGCCGCAGCAGCCTCAGTAGTAATACCCAATGCGGATGCCACACGAGCAATCGCACCTTTACCTTCAAGTGCATTAGTAATGGTTTGTTGGATGTTGAAGCCTTTCATGGTATCAGTCAAAGCCTTCAAACCATTAATTTGCAAAGCAAAACTACCGGCACTGCCAATCAATCCAACAAAACTGCCCAATGGTGATAATACACCAGATAGGCTTAGGCTTACATCCTCCCAAGCCGCTCCGAGTTGGTCTGTCAAGGTCTTATGTTCGGCTTCTTCATCCGCGAGTGCTTGTAATTGTCCTTCGTATTGGCCTGTTATCTCGGTGGCATGGTCTAGGCTTCCTGCTTGCATTCCGAGGGCTTGTTCCAGTTTCCTGGTGTCTCCATCACACTCTTCCAATGCACTAGATAATCCACTAAGGGCGGCTCTTCCACCACCATACTTCTGGGTAGCAGCCGCGATAATCATGCTTGACTGGTCTACATCAAACCCTAATTCCTTGAATTGAGAGTCATATTTTCGTAGGAATGTGTAGTAGTTCTGCATTCCACCGACGGTATTGCTATTTGCATAAGCCAATGCATTAAAACTGCTACTTACATTGTTCATATCCACACCGAGCACGCCCAATTCCTGAGCAAGACTGTTAGTGGTCTGTGCACCCAAACCGAAAGCATCATTAATCTTGTCAATATTAGTCGCGCTTGTGCCAAGGTTCTCTGCAGATACTCCCATCTGGTCCAGACTCTTCACGTACATCATGGCTTCATCATTAGGGAAAGTAGCATTACTAATATTATTAATCAGGCTTACCATTTGCGGCTCGGCTATGCCGGTCTGTGTGGCTAATTGTCCGACACTGATCGCCGCGGTATTCATGTCCTGAGCCATGCCCTCAGCCTGTGCACCAACTTGACCCACCTGCTCAGATAATTGCAAAAGCATGCTACTATTTATGATGTCGAGGTCGCTGCCAAGGTCTTCAACCGCAGTATCAGCACTACTCACACTTGCTTCTAATTCTCCAGCACCGGCCGCGGCCTCATTGAATTGTATACTTCCGATTTGTGCTCCTGATGTGATTAGTCGTTCGACTTCTTCGGTGCTCATTCCGAGTTCATTAGCCAGTTCATCAAGGCTACTACTATCGATACTGGATACGGCGGTTTGGAAGCCTGTAACGTTTTCCTCCATGCTTGTAAAGTCTGAACTGACTGTGTCGGCGGTGCCTGAAAGACTATCTGCCATGCCGGTGACCGAGTCGGTGACTGATGAGAATACACTGCTGGCATTGTCTACGGCTTGTAGTATTATTTCTATTAATTCGCTCATACTCTCATTTATCCTATTTTTTGAATTTCACTCCATTTGCTTCCGCAAGGGCTTTGACTTTTATGTCTAATCCTTTAAGGAACGAGTATTTATGTGCACTCATTATGTTAAGGAAGGCATTTTGCAAGAGTGTTCCTTCATTCATATTACTCACTAATCTTAAACCATCACAATGTGATTGGTATAGCACTATGGCTTCATTCGTTTTTGCGAAATTGTTTCACCATAGTCAAATCCGCATCACTTAAACGGCTTACATTAATGACCTGTTGGAATAAGAGTTCCGGTAACCCAACAACCATACCCCTTACTTCATCAGTGGTTACTTTTTCACCATCCACAGATAAAGACAATGCTACTGCCTTATACATTGCCTCTGATTGTGCCTCGGTAAATTCACCAGTATTAATATCCACATCATTCATATTGGTTTGCACAGCTTCTCGTTTGCCGTTTCTCATGTTGACCTTGATTGATAATGGCTTTTTCTCAATTACTTGAAGCTTGCTTAATTCGCCACTAGTCAACGGGCGAAGCCTAAACTGGACCTCTTCACCATCAAAATCAATCATCACTTCTTGGATATCATCCACTCCAAGAGTTAACTTTTGTATCATATCCTTATTACTCATACTAAATGACACTCCCAATAAATTAATAATTAAAAAATATAATCATGATCCAAAACTCTTATTTGGTTTCTAAAAAAAAAGCACCACACAAACCCTTCTTATTTTTTTTTGGTATGGGGGGGCTAAAAATGGTTCTTTTAGTTGTTTGTTAAAATTATTTTTATTCACTGATTAAAGCTTCCTGATTGTTCACGAGTTTGATGTACATATCGGTTTCCACTTCGGTTGTGCCGTCAACTAATGTTACGGTATTGGAGCCGAGACTCTCAAGGGTTAATGTGGTTTCGATACTATCCACACTGCTTACATTGTATTCGGTTCTGACGGTACATCTTGGGAAAACAATCTTGCAGGAAAGGTTAGGGTCTTCGCAATGATTAATATTAACTTCTAATGGTATTTGCAAGAGTTTACAACTGGATGGTTGTAAAGCATCGACCTCTCCGTATTCGGCATCAAGTATGCTTCTGACTGTTTCACTTGTGAGGCTGGTTGTGATGCTGATACTGTTTTCTCTTTTACCTGCTTTGGCTCTCATTTGTGGGTAACGGCTGCCTAATCCGATGGTACTATCCACGTTATGGTTATTATTACCTTCAAATGAGAATGCGGTGCTTACACCATTAACTGGCAAGTTATTCAATTTAAGGCTCACATCATAGAACATGATGAACAAGTCCTCATTAGTTAAGGCATCTGGTTCGGTGAATGCCCCGTTAATGGTTGCTTTCTCGGTCTTGTAAATCCAATCAGCACCCACAGTCATACTCTCATCACTTACTTCAAGTGTGAGTTTATCACAAAGTAACCCATAAACATACTTTGTTAGCATATCATAAGCAGCCATTGCACGGAAACTGGTTAACTCCTTGCCTTCGCCACCATAAAACTCGTGGGTATGGTAATTTCCACTACCGGCGGTGTATTTGTAATTGTCAAGGAAGCCAAGGAAATACCATGTCAACTGTTGCAAATCAGCATCAGCACTTGTACTGCCGGTTGGTTTCATTATCCCTGCTCTGGCACGCTTATTCATCCTTGATGAGCCGCTTTTGGTTACTGGTTCGTCGTTGAGTTTGAACTCGACGCTTTCGGCGTGGTTCCAGAAGCTTGGGTCGAAACTTGAAGGAGCGACAGTAGTATCTCCGTAGGTGGTTTCGACTTCTAATCCAAATCCTCTATTCATATTATCATTATTCTCCATTATTGTTGTTTGCAGCATAATCTCCAATCTATTATATGGTTCACATTCAAGACAGCGGCGACAACAGGTAACCGTTCGCTCTTGTTATTGACATCCACGGTTCCGAGTGGGTAGAATGTTTCAAGTGTGATGTTACGGATTAACCTTTGTCCAGGGAGTTCATGGTTTTGTATTGTTTGCCAGTTCCTTTGCACGGCTAATATTACTCTTGTTGCCAAGTTCATAGTATCCTCATTAGCATCCTCTAACTCAGGCTCGTAAACTGCACAATTAAACTGGAATGGTGTAGTCAATTCCATTGTCCGACTTATATCGGCTTGTCGGTTTGGTCTTGTTTCGTGCTGGTACATCCAAATGAATGGTTCGTCGATGTGCTCTTCTTCCAAGTAAATCTTCTTGAAAGTATTTACATCACTGAGTAAGCCATCCTCTGTCATTTCGGCTTCTATGCAACCGGCCAGGATACTCTGTAATGTTTCCATCCCAATTACGATATTAGTCATCCCATCACCTCACTTATTGCTCGTAGGAAATAACCATCGAGTCTGCCATTAACATCTGCGAGACTGTCCTCTACGAAGTGTCGGGCTTTTATTCCTGGATGATGCACCACCTTTACTGGATTGTCTAATCCTTCCCAGTATAACGCCTTCTTACTAGTAGGAGTTATAGTGTAAGGGTCGGTTCCATCGTTTACCCATTGAGCATACTCCGCAGGAGATTTAATAACCGCCTCATCACTACTCAATGAATCAAGGAACCAGGACTTTAATAATCCATGGTCGACTGGACTGTTCCGCATCAGTACACGTATCAATTCCTGACTACTATACTCCAAACCCTTCTGCTTGGCCTGTGCGGCC